ACCCCAACGAATCTCACTGCCAGTGATGCTGCGGTAGGCTTTGGAGCCAATGTGAATGTTGGCGATGCGCCGACATTTAACCAAACACAAACATTTAATGACAACTCCAGCGCCGTCAATGCCGCTGGTGGGTATCACTTAGGGACGGGGGCTGTGACGGTCACCTGGGGGACCCCGGATGCCACAGATACATTGGTGGCTGTGCGCGTGGTGGCCGTTGGTGGGGCCCCGGACGTGACACAGTTTTACAAGAGACGCGTACCATGACGAGAGTCCTTTTCTTTGTGATGTTGTTCATGATGGGGATTGTTGGTCCAGTGCAGGCTGATCTCTGGTCTACCATCCTCGATTCCACGCGGGCGATTGATTGGACGGTGGCGGGAGTCATTGGCGGGATACCGACGACTCGTGCGAATTGTACGAATACGGCGTGCAATGACCTGGCACCAGGAGGAACCGGGACCGTGAGCGCCGCAACGATCAACAGTGCCTTATCCGGTGCTCCGTCCGACACGGTGGTGCGTATTCGTGCTGGGACATTTACGATCAATGGTACGATCACCTTGGTCAGCAATAAAACATTGCGTGGGGCGGGCATGACAACAGCGACGGGCACGGTTTTGCAAGGGGCGAACGTCCAAATAGGCTCTGGGAATAATCATCCTGTTGAGGGAACCAACACGGCTATTACCAGCGGAGCAACCAAGGGGTCCACATCGCTGACGCTCAACAGTGTGTCAGGAATTTCTGTTGGTACACTATTGCGGGTGACGCAAAACGATTTGAGTTATATGAGTGCTCAAGGCTCTAGTGGTTGTGCGAATTGGGCCGATGAAGGTTGGGGGGCCGATCCCAATAGTTGTTCGGCGGCGAACTCCTGGGACTCGGGGCAAACTGTGCGCGTCACGGCGCTTCCTGGTGGGAATGTCGTGACCATCGAACCGGCGCTCTACCTTGACTACACCAGCGGCCCACGAGTGCATCGGTTCACGGCGGACATTGTGTCGGCAGGGTTGGAGGACATCCAAATTTACAGCAATGGCAGCGGGGCACCCATCACGATGTTCTCCTCCTACGGCTCCTGGATTACCAGGACGGGGACCAATTTCACCACCTCTGCTGATTGGCTTGAGATACGCGATAGCTTGCACAACACGATTTCTAACAACTATTTCCTGGACGCATTCACCCATACAGCCGGCGGAAACGATGAATGTGTGAGCCTGCGGTATAAGTCCAGCGCCAATCTCATCGAGAATAATATCTTCTATCGCGGGCATGTGAGCGTCATGTTGGAGTGGGGGTCATCGGGGAATGTGATCTCATACAACTACGCGACGGGGAATTATGAGACCAACCCCTCGAATCATACCTGGTTCATCAACGATTTCAATTTCCACGGGGCACACCCCATGTTCAATCTCTTCGAGGGGAACATTGGTGATAAGTTTCAGCCGGATGATACCTGGGGGTCCAACAGCCACACCACAATCTTTCGGCATTGGTCCCGTGGATCACGCCAGTATGTGCCGCCAGAAAATACCAGGGGCACGCTCGATTTTGGTAACGCGGTTTGGGAGACCCAGAACAATATCGCCTATGCAATGGATTCGATGACGCGCTTTCCGAATTTTGTTGCGGCGGTTGCCGGGTCTACACACTTGAACGCCCTTCCTCCTGTAGCGTTTCGTGACGCTCCAACAACAGGATCAGACCCGTCTTGCTGGAGAACAGGATATGAATCGGCCAACAGTACGCCAGTATCACCAAACAATGTGACTGCGGAGCGATTCTTTCACGGTATTCCAGATTGTTTAACCGGCACCGTGACCTGGGATGGTGGGACCACGCACACGATCCCAGCAAGTTTTTATCTCTCCGCCAAGCCAAGTTGGTTCGGTTCGCTCGCCTGGCCTGGGATTGGCCCAGACATTACGGGGGGTGTTGATCCGCTCGGCATGGCGAAGAAGAACCCCGCGATGACGTGTTTCGACAACGCCACATTGGATGCCACCAATCGCCCGATTATTGATGCGGCCGTCTGCTACGCCTCGATTAGTACCAGTTCTACCATGAGTGGAGGGGCGAAAGTCTCTGGTGGAGTCAAGATCCAATGATGCGGTGCGCACTCTGTTGGCGTCAGTTTTTGCGCGGTGGACCTGGTGAGGGCGTCATGACCATGAGTGAGTATCACGAAGTCTGTCTCGGATGCGGCATTCCTACGGACAAGAAATTGCTCGTCAATGGCTATTGCAAGGAGGGGTGTGCGAAATCTGCTACTCGCGCTCGCACTGACGCTGATCTGCGCCTCGTGGGCTAACGCGGCCTGGACCGTCGCCCCGGCGTCGCTTGCAGTCACGGAGACCTATAATCAGGCCCCCGTCTCTGTGAGTCTCACCGTGACCAATACGGGCACGGCAGGCGTTGCCGTCACCTGGGTCGATAGCTTGGATTACTTCAAGGGACTCCTCCCATCCGTGACGCAGACCGTCCCCGTTGGCGGCACAAAGACCTGGACGATCGGCGTGAATGTGCAAGATCCTTATGGCTGTGTACCGAGTTGCCCGATGCCAGTGGGGACCTATAGCGGATCGGTCGTGATGACTGGAGGAGGACAGACTATAACAGTGCCGGTCACATTGACGGTTGCACCCGCAACGCCTCCGGTTGTACCTGGGAAAGTAGCCGGTGTCACCTTGCAGATTCAGACGGTCCCTGATCCCTTGTTGCTGTCCTGGACCGCCAACACCGAACCGGATCTGGCTGGATACAAGGTCTACCAGCGCATTCTTTCCTCGTCTTACGGCACTCCGCTCGCGGTCTTGGGCAAGGTGACGACCTACCAGGTCAACGGCATTCAGCCAGGGCTGACCTATTCCTATACCGTGACCGCGTACGATACCTCTGGCAACGAAAGTTCGAAGTCCAACGAAGTGAGCAAAACCATTCCATGAAAGGAGCGATCGTGAAGATCTTATTGGCACTGTTTCTTCTCGTCACTGTGCTAGTAGTTCCGCAATTCAGTCAGGCGGCGACCCAGCAGGCCTTTCTTACGTGGTCTGATCTGCCCAATGAGACCGGCTATGTGATTGAACGTAAAGTGGGGCCAACTGGCACCTATGCCCAGGTTGGTACCACGGCGGCCGGTGCCGTGACGTTTACCGATCCGAACTTGGCACAAGGCACGAACTATTGCTGGCATGTCTTTGGGGCTAACGGCATAGGCAATGGTGTGCCGAGCGATGATGTCTGTGTCGGGACGGCTGGAGTACCAGGGAAAGTCGGACCCGTTACCGTGACAATTGTGATTGTGCCCTAGGAGGCAGGTTGGGCATGCGAGCGATCAGAATCCTTGCGGTCTTCGTCCTGATGCTCTGTGGGGGGCGGCTCGTGCTGGCCGCTGACACCACGATTAGTAACCTCACGGCGGCCTCCTCGATGGCCGACGCGAACGAATTTGCGATCAACGAGGCGGGGACTTCGAAGAAGCTCTCCGGCACGCTGATAAAGGCGTGGGCAGGGAATGTGCTGCGGAATGTCTCGACTGCGGCGCAATCGCCAGCGGCCGGGGCCTCTACGTATCTGACCAACTCCAACATTGCGGTCCCGACGGGGAAACTACGGATTGGAACGGTCTTTCGGTGGACCTTGGTATTCACCAAGACTGCCGCCGGGACTGCAACCAGAGCCCATATTGTGCGCATTGGCACATTGGGCACCACGGGGGACGCGGCCATTATTACACTGACCTCCGGGACGCCTACGGCGGCGGTCGATACAGGCATCCAGATCATTACCGTCGTGATTCGAGGGCCGTTGAGTGCCTCCTGTATCGCTTCAGGTGGCAGCTCTGCCAGTCATCAACTGTCCACGACCGGCCTTTTCGCTGTCCAAACTGAGACCCTGCAAGTTACCTCTGGCACATTTGATTGTACTGTGGCGAATCTCATTGTGGGGTTGAGCGTGACGACTGGGGCTTCGGAAGCGTTGACGTATCAGCAGGTGATTGCTGAAGCCTATAATCTGTAGCCTGCTTTTGTTGGGCCTGCTGGTGCCAGCGACGACACTAGCGGATGGCTGTATTCTGATGGAGGACGCGGTGAGCTTTCTGCTGCAAGAAGGTGGAGCGGGACGCATCCTGTTGGAAGGGCAGGCGATTTGTGCAGGCGGGGTTCAATTCTTTAAGAGGCGGATACAGTGAGCCATGCTCTGGTCACGGCGCTGTCCACGGTGTGGGGTGCTTCTGACAAAAGAGACACCATGGGAGCCATGGAAGTGCGAGCGATGCCATTGGATAGGGGAAGATGATGTCAGCCGAGACCCACGAGACGATACAGGACCAGCTGCTCCGGCACGAGGGCCTGCGCCGATTTCCCTACAAGGACAGTGCCGGGAAGTGGACGATTGGGGTCGGCAGAAATTTGGACGAGGTGGGGATTACGAAGAATGAGGCGTTGTATCTTTTGGACAATGATCTGGGGCGCGTGCGGGCCGAACTAGATCAGGCGCTTCCGTGGTGGCGAGAACTGGATCTGATTCGGCAACAGGTCATGATCGACCTCGGGTTCAATCTTGGGGTCCTGACACCACCAGAGACGGCGAAACTGTTGACGTTCACGCATACGCTTGATCTGATTAAAAGCGGGCGTTACGCAGCGGCGGCGGAGAATTTGACCAAGACGAAATGGCATAGCGATGTTGGGGTTCGTGCCCTGGAACTCGAAGCAATGTTGCGCATGCCAGTGGAGACCTGATGGACGGCCAACTGATTCTTGGAATTATCGTGGCGGTTGTGGGGTTCATCGGATCGATGTTCTGGTTTGGCCATCGGTTGGGGGTCATGTCTTCGGAATCGGTTGCCCAGACTAAAATTCAAGAGGGCTTACGGACCGATCTGGAGGCATTGAGGGTTACGGTTAATTTAATGGGCGTGATTGTGTCTGGGGTGAAGACGGTCGAGGATGATGTAAAACTCATCAAGGACAGTCTATTCCGCCGAGCGCAGGCTGAGTTGGCGAGCAAGGGCTGGGGCGGCTTTGCGAGTCCATTCCACATTGGGCAGGTCGGCGTGGACGCCATTCTGCCGTTCATCACGGAGTTTGTGCCCTTCTACTGCAATACGAAAAAGGAACACCCCGAGATGAGCGATCAAGAGTTCTTCTGGCTCCTCGAAAAGAACTTTGGTGATGTCATTATCGAGAAAATCTGTGCCCCGCAGCAACTCTCGCAGTTAGGCTGCCTGATTGCCATTCTCGAAGTCTGTAAACTGGAAGGAGCAAAACATGCCTGATATTGCGAGTTCCCTTGAGACGGAGCTGATTAAGGTCCGCGTGACGATTGGGCCGATCAGTCTGGATGTGGAAGACAGGTCCGACAAGCTGACATTGCTCGTGACGAAGATCGTCGAGTCGTTCATTGGGAGAAAGATTATCGGGGTGACGGCGGGATCAGATGTGATCACTGAACTAAAGAGCAAGACAGGTACTTGATATGCGCACTCGCGATTTTTGGCTCGGTCTCACATTGGGCTTCTGGATCGGCGCACTCATGGGGATGGTCTCTATGGTCAAGGCCGAAGACCTCCCCAATGTCGTCTGGCTGACCTGCTATGACGGCGATACGTGCAGTTTCGATGTGATGCTGCCTGCCGTGTTCGGGAGCGCGATCGGGGTACGCTTGACCGGCATTGACGCGCCGGAGATCAATGGGAAATGTCAGAAGGAACAGGATCTGGCGAAGGCGGCGCGGGACTTTCTCAAGGCGCAGATGCAGGACAAGACCATCGTGCTGCAACAGGTGTTCAGGGACAAGTACTTTCGCCTGGAAGCCGTCATCCTGGCGAACGGCGTGAATCTCAACCAATTGATGATCGAGAATGGCTACGCGGTGCCGTACAATGGCTCAGGACCACGAAAGGATTGGTATCTATGACCGACGCACTAAAGGGAAAGCTAGAGCATGTGAAGACAGGGCTATTGGTGGGCACGGTGCCGACGCCGAGCAAGATCCATGAAATCTTCGAGGACATTCAGGCCCTCCTCTACGATTTGGATCTGCGCGTGAAAGAATTGGAAACCGGCAAGGTCCCCTACATGGAGCCGAGGGGGAATTAAACATGGATACCTTGATTTTGGTATGTGTCACTGTGATGGGAATCTCGGACTCGATCCTTGCTATTCCGAATCCTCCAGACCCGCATTACGCCTTTACGCATTGTACGGTGCATGACACTCTGAAGGAGGCCGCAATGGCCGAATTTAATCGGCGCAAGGGTGGAACTATATCGGTACCGTACAATCATGAAACCGAGTCCGTGACATACTACAAAATTGATCTGAAAGAAAAGACCATGATGGCTATCCAAACTCCAAGAATTCGCATTGAAGTGGATGAGAAATGAAGGGGAACTGAGTGTGGTTCTTGCTCATCGTCTTTTTGCAATGGCCGTTCCAATCCTTTGTACTGGAACGATTTGCCAATGAGGAAGACTGTCTCGATCGGCGTGACCAGGTGGGCTATGACATGGCGGAAACCTATCCCTATGAAGCAGATTTTGTGATCGTCTGTCGATTGAAACCACGGGTCGTTTAACCAAGGAGGCGTTGTGCGAATCTATTTGAGACTCCTATTCATGATGTTGGCCATGATCCCGGCAAGGCTGGCGTTGGCGCAGGCGGTCGCCACAGAGGCTCCTGCGTCAAGCAATCCCTGGGAGCATCTATTGAAGCTGATCTTCCCGGTCATTCTGACGGCGGTGGGGCCGATCCTCACAGGGTTTATCAAGACCGCGCCGGGCTGGGTCAAGTTCATTGTGGCCAGTATCGGCACGACCATAGTTGGGTTTGGGGCCGGATCCATTCCAGATTTCCCGGTCTATCCTGATACAGGAGCGGAAATCGGCCTGGGTGCAGGAGCGACTAGTCAAGCCATTCTAAACGGCTGGCTGAAGCGACCGGATGGGGAGGCACCGAAATCATAATGCCTGGGATTCCAGAAGCTGCCGGGGCTGGGTTATCTCTCATTGATCACGTCTTTATGTGGTTCACGGATGAATCGGGCCGCATTGAGATTAAGAAGCGTGCGCGTCTGCGTGCGAAAAAGGAGGAATGCCGTCGTGCGTTATTGGATAGTCGCTGGGATGATCTCAAGCTCCTTACTGCTGAGCTTGAGCGCATGTCAAACGAAGCCTGAGCCGTGCAATTGCGAGCGGGCCGAGGTGGAAATGCGCACCTATGCGAACAAATATCTCGATGCCCTGGAGGATGTGGGGAATCTCCGGCAGCAATTAAAGGCGTGCCAGGAAAAACATTAAAGGAGGCGCTATGTTCGCTCGATATTTCTATGTTGTGATGTTGCTGATAGCGGTCGTCTCGCTCGGGGCCTGTGGTAAGTCGCTGGATCAAACCATCCGCGTCGGCCAAGGCGTGATCGGGATCGTGGGCTAGATGTATCAGGACGCGCAAGAGAACTTGTCGGAGATCAAGAAGCTCGTGGCACCGGCGAGTCCAGCCAATCCGGCAACAGCAGTGCCATCAGCGACCGTGCTGCCGACGAAACCATGACGAAAGGTCGTGCACGATGCCGTACACGGATGTGCAGATCATCAACATGGCCTTGGCCCATCTGGGGCATACGCAGCTCATTGCCGCTCGCTCAGAATTGGCGAATGAAGCGGTCGTGGGAAATCTGTTCTATGAGGCCGCCGTCCAATACTGTCTCGAAGATTTCGCCTATGGCTTTGCAAGACAGTATGTGGCGCCCGGGTTGGTGGAGACCGATCCGAACGAGGACTGGCAATTCAGTTACCGCTACCCCTCCGACTGTGTGAAAGTGCGCCGCATCGTCACAAGGCTAGGACGACAGGACCCGAACCCGCCGCCCTTCAACATCGGTCAGGACGATTCGGCGCGGCTTATTTATTCCAACACCGAGAACATGGTGATTGAATATACCAAACTCGTCACCAACACAGCCTTGTATCCTGCCATGTTCGCCGAGGCGGTGTCGTGGTGGCTCGCGGGTCTGATGTGTCCAGGGTTGGCCAAGGACCGGAAGCAAGCGGCGGGATGCTTTCAGATGTACAGTCTCGTGCTGCAGCGGGCACAGGCGAAGGACCGGAACGAATCGCAAGACCCGCCAGAACTGGAGTCTGAAGCGATCCGGGCGAGGGCCTGATGCCGGACCTCATCCAACGGAATTTTGCTGGTGGGGAAGTCGCCCCAGCGCTGTTCGGTCGCGCGGATGTCGTCAAATATCAGACTGGACTCAAAACCTGCCGGAACTTCTTTGTGCGTCGGCACGGGGGCGTGTCGAATCGCTCCGGTTCTCAATACATCACCCCACAGCGCGAGTCGGCATCTCGCGGACGTGTGATCAAGTTTGTATTCAACGCCACGCAAACCTATGTACTGCTGTTCGAAAATCAGACCATGCGGGTGATCCAGAACGGGGTATTGCTCACCGTCCCAGGAGCCACGGCCTGGTCTGGTGCGACGAATTATGTCGCCGGGGACGTCGCCGCGTCTGCGGGCGTCAATTACTACTGCATCCTGGCCCACCTCAATCACGTCCCGCCGAATGCGATCTACTGGTATGCGATGCCGGCCAATAATATCTATGAAGTGCCGACGCCCTTCCTCACGGCGGATCTCCAAACGCTGTATCGCAGCCAATCCGCCGATGTCATTACGCTCACGCATACGGGCTATCAGATCCACGACCTCTCGCGCACGGGACACACGACCTGGGTCTTTACGCCGGTCGTGATGGTGCCGTCCATTGCCGCCCCCGCCGCACCCACGCACGGAGCTGGCGCGGGAGCCTATCATTGGAAGGTGACGGCGGTCAAACTGGAGACCTATGAAGAAAGCGAACCGTCCCCGGCCAGTACCTCCAGCGTGGCGGCGACGAGCGGAGCCCCGATCACCTTGACCCTCTCCACGGTGACGGGGGCGCTGGAATACAACGTCTACAAAGATGAAGGCGCCGGGATCTATGGATTCATCGGGACCTCCAGCGGCGCGACCTTCATTGATCGAGGGAGTATTCCGAATTATGATCTCACCCCGCCGGCCCCACGCGATCCGTTCATTGCAGGAAACAGTCATCCAGCCATCTCAGGGTATCTCCAACAACGGAAGGGCTATGGCGGATTGCCGAGCAATCCTGAAACGGTCTACTTATCGAAAACCGGGCAGTATAAGAACTTCGGGATTTCTTCTCCCTTGCAGGACGATGATGCCTGTACGTATCCGATTGCCTCCAAAGAAGTGAACACGATCCGGCACCTGATCGAGGTCATGGAAAGTTTCATCTTCACCTCCGGAGTCGAATGGGATGCCCAGGGTGGACTCGATGGACAACTCACACCCCGATCACCGGGACTCAAACCCAAGAGCTATTACGGCTCCTCGGTCGTGCCTCCCGTGGTGATCGGGGACAACGTGCTCTATATCCAAGATCGAGGGAGTCTCGTGCGGGATCTGAACTACGATGCCCGCACGAGCGGCTATCAAGGCCGAGACCTGTCGGTCTTTGCGCCACACTTGTTTGCGGGGAAGACGATCGAGCATTGGGACTACGCGCAAAATCCCGATTCTATTGTCTGGGCGGTGCTGAACGATGGCTCCTTGCTCGGGCTCACCTATCTGCGTGAGCATGAAATCTGGGGTTGGCATCGGCACGATACGGATGGCTTCTACGAGGATGTGGTCTGTGTGCCGGAAGGCACGGAGGATGCGGTGTATGTGCTGGTTCGGCGCACCATCGGCGGGGTGACGAAACGGTACCTCGAGCGATTCGCTACCCGTCATGTGACGGATGTGATGGTCGACGCCATTTTTATGGATAGTTACCTGACCTACGACGGGCGCAACACGTCGGCCACCACGATGACGCTCTCGGGTGGATCTACATGGCTCTACACCGAAACACTTACCCTTACAGCCAGTACAGCATTCTTCGTGGTGGGTGATGTAGGCAACGCGATCCGCTTGACCCTCTCCACGACGACCTGGACGCCGGAAGGCAATAGCCAGACGACCACGGAGCATCTGATTCTGACCATTATCGGATACACCAGCGCAACGGTCGTGACGGTGAACGCCACTCGTACGGTGCCCGTGGCCTTTCGGAACGTGGCCTTCACGAACTGGGCGCGTGGCGCGGATGAATTTGCGGGGGCGGATCATCTCGAAGGGAAAGCGCTCGCCATTCTCGCGGATGGGAACGTGCTCAAGAACGGCATCGATGCCCCGTTGACCATCGTGACGGCCGGGGCCTTTACCACGGAGCGTCCGGTGTTTGTGCTGCATGCGGGCCTCCCCTATTGCAGTGACTTTGAACTGTTGGATCTGGAACTGCTGGGGGGGGAGACGATCACGACCAAGCAGAAGTCGATCAATCAGATCGCGCTGTTTCTTGAATTCTCGCGTGGCGTGTTTGCCGGCAACGATAGCGGGCATCTCTTTGAAATGAAGCAACGGAGCACGCCGATTCCTGGCGGGCCCTATCCGTTGGTGACGGGGAAATTCACTGTGTCGATGAGTGCGGCGTGGGGGAACGGGGGAAACGTGTTTGTCCGGCAGCGCGATCCGCTCCCGCTGACCATTCTCAACGCGGTGCCGGTCGTGGAAGTGGGCGGTTAACCCTACAGGAGGACAGGATGCCGATCAAAAAGTATTTTTCAGGGAAAGGGCAGACAGTGATGGCAGCGATGAAGAAAACCTATGGCGCGGCGAAGGGCAAACAAGTGTTCTACGCCACGGCGAATAAGCGAAAGAAATAACGGATGGGTGCCACCGCTGCCATTGGACTCGTCGCGGGCGGCTCGGCGTTCAGCGCCTTCTCCAAGATGAAGGCGGGGCGCGAGCAGCAGAAGATGTTTGAGCGGAACGCGGGCTTCGCCGACTGGCAAGCCCAGGATGCGCTCGATCGTGGCCAGATCAACGAGAAGCGGCAACGGCAGACGACCGAGGGCGTCATCGGCTCGCAGCGCACCAGTTTCGCCGCGCAGCACGTGGACGTGAACGCCGGGTCGTCACTGGATGTTCAGGCGGACGCGGCGTATCTGGGCGAACTCGATGCCTTGACGATTCGCAACAATGCCGCGAAAGAAGCCTACGGCTATCGCGTGCAAGCCGAGGATCTGCGGCTGCGCGGGAAATATGCGAAGCAAGAAGGGATCATGGGCGGGATTGAATCCATTCTCGGGGGAGGCTCCAGCCTCCTTCTTGCCAAGTACGGCGGGGGGCCGTACACCCTCACGAGCGCAGTTGGGAAAACCAAATAATGCCACGGGCCCCTGAACTGCAACGTCAAGTGACCGATGCGCCGTTCCCGAATGTGCGCGTGGGGGTCGCGCCGACGGCCGAGACCTATGGCGCTGGCATTGGGGATCTAGTCTCGCACCAGGCCGTGAAGTGGTACGACCTGGAGACGCGCTACGCGAACCAGACGGCGGTGTTCGAAGCGGATCGACAATTAGCCGAGAAGCAAACCGCACTCGAAGGCCAACTCGCGCAATTCAAAGGCAAGGCGGCACTCGGAGCCGATACACAGATCACGAAACAATTCGACGAGGCGGTCCAGACCATTGAGGCGGGACTCGCCAACGATCAACAGCGAGCGGCCTTTCGCCGGACGCATGCCCTGCGCCGGCAGCAACTGAACGAGACGACACAGAAGTATGTCCGGCAGGAATACAGCACCTTTCAAGATACGGAGACGGCCGCCACGATTGACTCGGCGAAAGACCGTACTCGGCGCAATCCCGAGTCGCCCACGGTGGTTCAATCCGAACGGCTCCGCGCCTTGAGTGCGGTTGGGGCCTGGGCCGCTCGGAAGGGGTTGATCGGGGATCTCACGCCGGAGATGGTCAACGATCCGCAGTTCCAACAGTCCTATCTCGCGCGTGGCGAGACGCCGCCCACGCTGGCGGATCTGACCGACCCGACGAAGGCCCATCAGTTTACGAGCGCAGCCTATCAGGAAAAACGCACGCAGGTGGAATCGGGTCTGCACCGAGAAGTGGTCGAGGGCTTGCTCGCCAAGGATCTGGATCAATCCGCCAAAGCCTATGCGGAGACAAATCGGGCGAACTTCACGGCATCTGACTTGGATGCTGTGGAGAAAGGGGTACTCGAAGGATCGACACGAGGCGAATCACGGAGACACGCACAGGAGATTCTGGCCCAGACTGGACTCGATACACCGGATCAACGGCGTCAGGCGCTCAAAGCCGTGGAATCGATCACGAATGACAAGGTGGCCGATGCTACGCGCCAGCGGATCGAGCATGAGTTCGTCGTCTATGATCAGCGGAAGAAGGAAGGCTACGACCAGGCGTTCCTGACCTCAAGCAAGATTGTCGAGGATCAAGGACTGGCGCGACCCTCCGCAGGCATCCGCGATCTGATTCCGGTGCCGCTCTGGAACAGTTTGGAGCCAAAAGACCAAGTAGCACTCGAACTCCATTTGGCTAGGGTGCGGAAGCCTACCGAACATGCGCATGAACCGAAGGTCTGGTATGACTTTGAAACGCTCACGACGAAGCAACTCGCCACGATATCAAAGCCGGACTTGCTGCGCACGTATCTTAATCATTTTGACGGCACGCACTACGACCGGGCATTGAACGAATATCAGGCGGCGATCAGTGCGGAAGAGAAGGGGGGCGAGAAATTCATTCGGGCCCTCACGCCGCGCGAAGAGATCATGAACGCCTGGGTCAATTCGGGCATCGTCGATAATTCCGTGCCGCGCGCGAAGTGGACCAAGGAGGACGAGACGAATTACAACCGGTTTGAGAGCAAGGCGGCGCAGGCCTTGAGTGCCTTGCCGAAGGAGGCGAAGCCGGAGGAGATTCAGAAAGTGTTACAGAACCTTGCGGATACTCAGCTCAAGCAGAAGTACACGGTCGATCCTGGGATGTTCCGCTTCAACAAGCAGGTTCCTGCGATCGGATTACCGGAGGTGATGGGGGCCCGCAGTATTAGAATCCCGCTCTCCGAGATTCCTGCCGCCGAACAGGACACGCTCAAAGGGCTCCTGCGGACGGCGGAGAAGCCGGTCACGAACGACAAGCTGGAGCGGCTCTATGCGGTCCGCAAGCAGATGCTGGGCGGGATGCTGGAGAAAGAAGCCGCGAAGGCCGCGATGAAGGCGATTATTCTGGAGTAATTCATGGCTGGTGCCCTTGACGATGCCCTGGCCGCCGTGGCGGATACGCCGGAGAGTCTGGCCGATACCCAATCCTCGCCTTCTTATGCGATGCCCAGACCCTCTGCGCCTCCGAACCTGGATGAGTCCGTGCAGGAGTATCTGAGCCAAGGCGAAGCTGAGCAGCTACGCGGCGTGACGGCCGTCGGGGTCAAGACCGAACCGTCGAAGGCGCTGAAGGTCCTGCAACTCACCGGCAAGACCGGTCTGCCGCGGGATTTCATTGAGCGCAACCTGGATTTTGTGAATCAGGAGACGGCGAAGCAGGATCTGAATCCCACACAACTCCTCACGGACAGCCCCGCGTTCGCGGCATGGCTCTCGGAGCATCCCGATCATGTGGCAGCGGCACGGCCCGATGCCACGGCCCTGTCGTTCATTGAAAAGCAACTCCGCAACATTCCTGCGCAGTTTGCACAGGGCCAGCGCACGGTCGAGTATGGGAACGTCATGCTGGGGGTCGTGCAGGGGCTCCTGGATCACACGGATGTGACGGCCCTACGAAAGCGGCAAGCCGAACTCGAAGCCGAGATGTCCAAGCCGGATGAGACGGGCCTGTCTGACATGCCGGGACTTGCCGGGGTCCTTCAGCGAGCCCCTGGCTGGATGGCCCAGCAGCTACCCATTTTAGCCTCCACCTTGGAGGAACAGGTGAAGACAGGGGCCAAGGGCGTGGCGGTGGGCGCTCTCGCTGGCGGGGCAGCGGGGGGCCTTCCGGGGGCTACAGTAGGCGGTCTGGCGGTCGGCGGAGCCTCCTGGCGGTTGGGGGCGGCGATCAATTCAGCCAAGATGGAGTTTGCCCAGGCCTTTGGCGACTATGAAAAGCTCACGGATGCCGATGGGTTACCGCTCGACCAACAGACCGCCATGGGCTTGGCCGGCATTGTAGGGGTGCTGAACGGGGCGATCGACGGATTCTTTGGAGTGGAAGGGCTGACTGCGAAACTTCCGGGCATCAATCAGTTTACGCGCCAGGGGATCAAGGACCTGCTCCGGACCCCCACGACGAGCCGGGCGCTCCTCTCCTACGCCAAGACCGTCGGCCAAGTCATGGCGGTGGAAGGGGCGACTGAAGCCCTGCAGATGTATATCACGAAAGCGGGAGGGGTCGCGCTCCAGGCCGTGAAGGATGGCGGCTCGCCCGCCGAGTGGTTGGGGAAAATCTTCAGTCCAGAGAACCTGCAACAGGCGGCGACGGAAGCCGAAGCGGGAGCCTTCGGCGGCGGGGGCATTGCCACGGTCATGGCCACACCCCAAGTGGCACAGGATCTCTATCGGGTCAGGCAGGCCAACAAGGCCAAGCAGGCATTCGAAACCATCGGTGAAGCCATATCGCAGACCACCTTCCATAAGGAACTCCCTGATCAGTTGAAGGATATTATCGCCCGAGGGACGAAAGACGGGCCCATCGAAACCCTCTATGTGCCAGAGCATGCCTTTAGCGAATACTTCCAGAAAGAAGGCGTGGATCCTCGCGAGGTGTACAAGGAAGTCACGGGTGACGCCGAGGCCTACGATCAGTCCGTGGAGACGGGTGCCGACTTGCCCATCAAGACCGCCGACTATGCGCAGAAGCTCGCCGGCACGAAACACAACGCCTTCTTTGCCAACGAACTGCGGACCTCGGTGGATGCGATGAACGGGTTTGAAGCGGCAGAATGGGTCACGCAACAGGACGAAATCGACAAGGCGGCGGCGCAACAGCAGGGCGTCAAGACCGATCTCGCGGGAGATCCAGGTGCACAGGTGCGGCTCGATATTGCCGGCCAGCTCACCGCCTTGGGATTTGATCCTCGCGTGGTCGATCAGTATGCGGCCCTCTTTGAGGCCCGCTATCGAGCCAGGGCGGAACGGCGCGGGCTGGGCGAGACGGCGGCGGATCTGTTTGCGCAGCAGAACCTGCACATCACGCGACCCGTGCCAGCCGTCCTCCAGCAACTCGGCAAGACCACAGAACTGGACACACTCCTCGATCGGCTCCGGAGCGGCGATCTGCCCAAGCCCATCGACGTGTTTGGGCAATCGCTGACGGAGTTTTTGAAAGAGAAGGGCGGCCTCCATGATCAGGGAGGAGAACTCGCGGCACGCAACATTGACCAGGAACGCAAACCGTTTACCAAAACGCTGATTAAGAAAACGGGCAAGACATTAGATGAAGCCGCGCAGATGGCGGTCGAAGCAGGCTATCTGGAGGAGCGGGACATTCCCACGTTGCTTGATGCCTTGGATCAGGAAGCCCGAGGGACGCCGGTTTATGCCGTGGGAAAAGAGAACGCGCGCGCCTTCGACGTGCAACAGAATCTGGAATCATTGAAAGCCTACTTGGACGCCAAGGGTATAGATCTGGCTACGTCCACCAACCAACAGATCAAACAGATGTTGGGAGAAGCGGTGCAGCAGCCCTTATCGACTGAAGAAGTGCAGACGTTTGCGCAGACCTTCCAAGCCAGCGATACACCCAAGGGCTCCATCACGTTTGGGAGTCAATCGATCAACATCAAACTTTTGGAGAAGGCCGATCTCTCGACATTCATCCATGAAACCGGACATCTCTATTTGAACGAACTCCTGGACGATGCCAAGGCCGTGGCAGCCGTGCCGGTCGAATCACGGACGCCAATCCAGATCCAACTGCTCGCTGACCTCGCGACGATTCATTCCTGGCTCGGCAATAACGGTGAAGCCAAGCGGATCACCGTCGAACAGCATGAGAAGTTTGCGCGTGGCTTCGAGGCCTACACGATGGAAGGCAAGTCTCCCTCTCAGGCCATGCGGGAAGTCTTTGCGGCCTTCCGCCAATGGTTGATCCAGGCCTATCGCTCGCTCACGACGGCACCGCTCAACGTGAAGCTGACCAAGCAGGTTCGTGAAGTGATGGACCGGATGATCGCGACGGATGAGGAAATTGATCGGGCAGCGACTGAGGCTGAGGTGCATCCCATGTTCCTGGACGCCGAATCAGCCGGCATGACGCCCACAGAGTTTGTGGCCTATCGGGAGACCGTCGCCCAAGCGAGTCTGACAGCTCGCGAAACCTTACAGAAACAATTCATGGCCCAGTATCAACGTCAGCACGAGCAATGGTGGAAGGACGAACGGGACGCGCTGCGTCTCCAGATCACAGCACGGGTGAACGAACAACCAGCGTATGTCGCGCTCTCCGTGCTCCAGACGGGCACCATGCCGGACGGGTCGCCGTTACCCGCCGGCGTCGAATCGATGAAACTCGACCGTCAAGCCATCGCCGCGCAGTTCGGGCAGGACTTCCTCGCGCAGATGCCGAAAGGCACGATGAGCAAGAACGGGATGCATCAGGATACCGCCGCGCCGCTCTTTGGCTTCAACTCCGGGCAGGAGTTGGTGTTGGCGATCATGAATGCGAGACCAAAGTTCCGGTTGATCGAAGCCGAAACTGACCAGCAGATGCGGGATCGGCATGGGGATATGCGCTTTGACGGCACCATTGCAGAGGCGGCAAAAGCAGCGGTGATGAATGAACATCAAGAGGCAGTGATTGCCGCCGAGATCCGGGCGTTGAACGCCAAGCAGCGGGAAGTGGCCCCGTTTGTCAAAGCGGCAGTCGGCGAAGTGAAGACCCAACAGCAACAGGGCCGTGCCTTGCTCCGCACGATGATTCCTACTTTGAAAGACACGCGCGAGCTGGCGCGGAAGATCCTCGCCCGCACGGCGCTCAAGCAGGTCAATCCCTTTGCCTACTCCGTCGCGGCACGACAAGCGAGTAAACACGCCACGGCGGATCTGGCCAAGCAAGACTATCTGAACGCCGGCCTGTTTAAGCAACGGGAACTGTTGAACCTGGCGCTGTTCCGTGAGGCGACGATCATCAAGGCCAACGTCGAGCAGGCGCACGCACTCGCCAAGGACTTCGGAAAACGTGATGCCACACTTGCCAAGTCGCGGAACGTGGATCTGATTAATGTGGGCCGGGCGATCCTGGCGCAGTATGGCTTGGCGAGACCCGTCGAGAAAACGGCGGCGGAGTATCTCAAGCCGATTTTGACCTATGACAAGGACCTCTACGACCAATGGAAGCCGCAAGTGGACGCACTCGCGCCGCGCCAGCTGGACTACAACGCGCTCACGGTCGAAGAATTTACAAAGCTGTTTGATGATCTGAACGCGCTGTGGCTACTTTCGCGACGCACGAAGCAGATGAAGGTGAACGAGCAACTGGTCGATCGCAAGCAGATCGTGGACGAATTGGCCGCAGCCATGGCCAGTTTTACACCACAACAGAAAGCGCAGGTGGTGGGGGCGCAGACGCCGTGGACGGAGACCACGATCGGGTTGCTCTCCTGGGGCTCGGCGTTGAAGCGTGTCGAGTCGTGGGTACGGCGCATGGACGGGGGGGACATCAACGGGGTATTTCGCCGCTATCTGTGGACCCCCATCTCAGAAGCCTCGGACACCTTCCGGGCGGCGAAGAAGACGATGTTGCAACAGTATTTGGAGATCATCAAGCCGATTGAACAGACCTTGACACGGGATCTGATTCCAGCCCCAGAGCTCGGGCCGACCGTCTCATTCCGAGGGAAGACGGCGCTCCTCCATGCGGTCCTGCATACGGGCAATGACAGCAATCAATCGAAACTGCTGCGGGGCTACCATTGGGCCCCATCAGCTTGGCAGACGTTCCTTGACCGGATGTACCGCGAGAAAGTCTTGACCAAATTGGACTATGACTTTGCCCAAGGCGTGTGGGATCTGCTGGAGTCCATCAAGCCACAGGCGCAGCAGGCGCACCATGAGATGTACGGGTACTACTTTAGCGAAATCACGGCCCGAGAGATCACGACGCCGTGGGGCACGTATAAGGGCGGCTATGTGCCGGCGATTGCGGATCGGGCCAAGTCGGTGGATCAGGCGATTCGGGAAGAGAAGGATCTGTTCGACCAGGCCGGGAATAGCTTTATGTTTCCCACCACAGGGCGCGGATTCACGAAGGCCAGGGTCGAGGAATACGCGGCACCCTTGGCGCTCGACATGACGACCATCCCAGTGCATCTCGACAAGACGATGCGCTTCATTCACTTAGAACCGCGCATTAAGGACGCCGCGCGGCTCGTCACCAACAAACAGTTCCGCCAGGCACTCGACGCCATGAATAGCACGGTCGCCAAGGACATGCTGGTGCCGTGGCTGCAACGCTCGGCGCAGCAGACCGTCTCGACACCAGGGAAGAATCGCCATGCCGATGCCCTCTGGCGCTATCTGCGGAAATCGGTCGGCGCGCAGATCATGGTGGGGAACGTGCTGAATACCCTGCAACAGTTCACAGGGTTCCCGATCGCGGCGACGATGGTCAAACCGCGACACCTCCGCGGCGCGATGGTCAATTATTTGCGGCACCCGATCACCTATGCGGATGACATTGCGGCCCGCTCGACATTCATGAAAGGCCGCACGGCGACCCAAGTGATCGAGATACAGCAGACCATCGACGATATTCTGTTGAATCCCACGAAATACGATCAGCTTCGGAAGTTTCTTGAGCGGCATGGCTACTTCCTGCAACAGGGCACCCAGAACGTCGTGGATCTCGTGACCTGGGGCGGGGCCTATGACCAAGCGATCGCGAACAATCTGGATGAACGCATGGCGGTTAGAGCGGCTGATTCCGCCATCCGGCTGACCCAAGGCACCTTTGCGCCAGAGGATCTGTCGGCCTTTGAAGCGGGAACGCCGTTCACCCGAGCCTTCACGATGTTCTATTCCTATTTCAACATGCAGGCGAATCTGCTGACCACAGAGATGCAGATCGTGGCGCATGAGATGGGCCTGCGCAAGGGAGCGGGTCGCGCCTTCTATGTGTATCTGATGGGCTTCATGATTCCGGCGGTCCTGTCGGAAAGCATCATTCGTGGATTGGGCGGGTTTGACCCGGATAATGATGACGATTATCTCAATGAGGCGCTGTCGGTTTTCTTCGGTTCGCAACTCCGCACGGCCCTCGCGATGGTGCCTGGAGTCGGACCGATCACGCTCGCAGGAATTGGAGCCTTTACGAAGAAGCAGTACGACGACCGGATTTCTACATCGCCAATCGTGACCGTCTTGGAGAGTGCGGTGCGGGCGCCGCATTCCATCTACCAAGCCATGAGCGAAGAGGGCCATAGTAAGCGGGCCGTGCGGGATGTGCTCACGCTCCTGGGCCTTGTGACAGGATTGCCGCTCGGAGCGTTCGGTCGGCCCGCAGGCTACCTGGCGGATGTCGCCGATGGAGTCGCGCAACCCGAGACGGCAGGCGACGTGGCCCGTGGCTTGCTCAGTGGCAAAGATGTGAACCGCACGAAATAAGGAGCATTCATCATGGCCATCGATACGACCCCCCCACGGTTTGATTATGTCGGGAACGGCACTGTGGCAACGTACGACTTCCCCAATCTGAAAATCTCGGCTGGCACGGATCTCCGCGTGACCGTCAAGAACACCGCGGGCGTCGAAACGCAACTGGTCTTTGGCGTGGACTTTACCGTCTCGGGGCTCAATCTGACGACGGGAGGCAGTATCACGCTGACGGCGGGGAACTTGACCTCCGGGTATCTCCTCACCATTCGCTACGACAAGACGCCGCAGCAGACGACGGACTTCCGCAATCAAGGGGGCGTGTTTCTCGAAGTCATTGAGGATAAGTTCGATGAAGTCGTCCGGTTCGTGCAGTCGTTGCGGGATACGGTGCAGCGGTCGATGCATTTGCCGGAGACAGAGGTGGGCACGGCACTCGCGACGGTGACGCCGACGTTAGCCTTACGGGCGAGCAAGTTTGCCTATTGGGATAGTGCAGGGAATCTCACGGGTGTGGTCGTGGTCTCTCCAGGGACGTTAACGGTGTCGGCGTTTATTGAGACGCTGCTGGACGATGCCAATGCTGGGGCGGCACGGGCAACGTTGGGGGTATCAGCGTTTATAGATACACTATTAAACGATGCGGATGCGGCGACCGCGCGTGGCACTTTGGGAGCGGCAGGTGTCACAGCCATTGAAACGCTGACGAATAAGACATTGACCGCTCCTATCCTCACCAGTCCAACAGTCTCCAGCGGTCCGCTCACGATGACCAGTGGGAAAATTGCCTTTCCGGCCATCCAGATCCCAAGCGCTGGGGCGAATGACCTTGATGACTATGAAGAAGGTACATGGACTCCCTCTCTCGGCGGGAATACAACCTACATCGCACAGGAAGGGACCTACACGAAAATAGGAAACTTCGTGTTCATTCGTGGGCGCATCTCTGTCAATGTCCTTGGTACTGGGGCTGTCAACAATGTAACAGGTATTCCTTTCACTGCAGCAGTAGGACGCTATCCACTCGCTGTCAGCTTCACTGCTGGGCTTGCGACAGCCGTAGTGTCGATCACTGGGCAGGTTCAAAGTACGCTAATAAATTTTTACTTCCGCACGGCGGCAAGCACATCCGATACAGCAGGAACGGTTTTTGGTAATGCCACAGAAATATCGTTTGCAGGGGGTTACTTCATATGATCCATCACCAATCGTGTCTAGTGCTGGTGAGTGCGAGATATTGATGTTTGCGTGGCTGCTCATGGCGATTCTGATATTCACCGGATGGGGAGGTTTCCAAGGCTGGGTCTCTGAGCATGTCGAGAATGTCTGTCTCCAGCGAAACAATCTACTGCTTATGGAGCAGCGCGAAGGGCCATTGCAGGTGTGTCGGTAAAAGAGGGAGATCTTCGTCTAGCCCAACGCCACGATCAGCGCAGCGGGAATGACGGTATCGCCCATGAGGAAACCGAGCCAGAAGGAACTCATGTCCCCTCCATCTCTTCACACTGTCGCCCGTGCTTCTCTGATTTCAGTTTTCCCAGTGTTGGGAAGACCCTATCCGCATGCCGAGTCAACGCCGCCCGTATGGTGGTTTGATCCGCTTTCGCATAAATTTGCGTGGTGGACACGGAGCTATGATGGAGAATTTCCTTGATGACCATCAAGTTCTCCCCACTGGACACCATCATCGTCGCACAGGTGCGACGGAGATCGCGAATCTGTACATCTTGAATCCCCGCCTCCCATCGGATCTTCTTCCACCAATAGCGCACGGCGGTCCTCGACCACGGCACCTCGGGGGTATCACCGGGGAAGAAATAGGGACCCTCATTCGGGAGCGAGGCCAAGAGCTCACAACTCCTGGGCGAGAGAGCCAGCAGTTGGCGACGGCCGTTCTTCGTGACCGTTTTATGCCAGAAGCCTTGCCTCAGATCGACGTGCGCCCGTTGCATCTTCCGGGCTTCACTCATGCGCGGCCCTTCCAACAGCAGGAACGAGATATAGACGGCAATCTTTTGGGGATAGCGATCCAGGATGGCGCGTAGTCGCGTCCATTCGTCTGGGAGCAGAAAGCGTTCTCGCGCGCGCGCTCGTTTCCGGCGTGGACGAGCCAGCAGGAGATCGAAACAAGCACTCAACCGCTGCCAGGGCTTCATAGGGGGCATTGTACAATTCTTCTTCCAGCACTCTCTATCCCGCAAACGTAGCACCTGATTCCTCTTGAGTCTGTAGGCCAATCCCTCAGGCCCTTGCTCAATCTCTATCCAATTGAGCTACGGGCGCACCCTCTGTAGCCCAACTCAGACCGGAGCTTATCTCCGGCGGGGGTGTTCCTGAGTTGGGCGCGGTGGGGTGGGTGGGCGTGCGCGTTCCTTATGTTCCACAATACATTCTTGGATGTACCGGCTCTTACTGGTCCGTCTCATCTGGCTGCGCTCGTGCTCCATCCATTCATAGATATCAGGATCGAGGTACGTTTTGACCTCAATCAGGCGGATTGTGGGCATCATGCGTCACCCCCTTTCCCATTGTAGGCTACTTGCGGCTGCATAGTAGCCGTTATGGGCGTTCGCGTCAATCCCCCTCTAATGTAGGGGGCGATTTATTTTCAACAGGGGTGATTTTGTGCTTGACAGGTCGGCTACTTTCGGCTACTCTCTCCCGGACTCACCAGATGGAGGCCCCTCA